GACGCCCTGAAGAAATTCATAGCAGAGACTGGCTTGCCGTTCCCGGCGGTTGTGAACTCAGGCAACGGGCTGTACGCGCACTGGATTCTGGCTGAGGCCATCCCGACCACGCAGTGGCAGACCATAGCCAGGCTGCTGAAAAAAGTTGTAGCAGAATATTCTCCGGCTATCGGCGGTGACGCCTCACGGACCTCTGACTCTGCATCTGTTCTCCGGCCCCCAGGCACAACGAACCGCAAGCCCGGGAAAGAGCCAAAGCCGGTGGTGCTGATCAAAGACGCCGAGCCGGTGCAGTTCATGTCCTTCGTTCGGATGCTAAGTGATGCGGCGAAGAAACGCCAGATCAACCGAGCTGCCGCACTGCCTCCGGCTGTGAACACAGACATCAACGCTGACTTCTACTCAGGGCTTGAGCGGGAGAGCGTGCCGTCCGACGCGCACAGGATCGCAGAGCAATGCGCCCAGATCAGGCTGATCAGGGACACGAAGGGCGATGTGTCCGAGCCGCTCTGGTACGCAGCCATTGGAGTCCTGGCTCTCTGCGAGGACGGAGACGAGATCATTCAGGAGTGGTCAACAGGACACCCTGATTACTGCGCGGACAGGACCACGGCCAAGACTCAGCAGTGGCACGATGCAAAGGTCGGGCCATCTACCTGCTTCGCCATCGGTGGGCACAACGCCGCAGCCTGCATAGGCTGTAAGCACAACGGAAAGATCAAGAGCCCCATCGTCCTCGGCAGGCCTGAGCCGGTGAAGGTGGAGATTCCGACTGAGCAGTGCGATGCACCTGAAGGTTTCCGCCGTGGGGCCGATGGGTTGTATGCGCAAGAAGAGGAGCGGTGGCTTCGGTTCTACGATCAGGATCTGTACCCATCAAGGCTGGCATATGATGAGTCTCTAGGCTATGAGGTTATGACCCTGCGCCACCACCTGCCGCACGAAGGGGCGATGGAGTGCACACTGAGATCGTCCGTGGTGAACGACCCGAAGGCCCTGCTCACCACCCTGTCAGACAACCACATCAAAGTGGTAGGAGCGAAGGAGAAAAAATACATGACCATGTACCTTGAATCATACCAGGCAAAACTCCAGAGACAACGGCGCATGGCGCTGCTCCTCTGCCAGATGGGGTGGAAGAACGCCCGTAACGGCAACCCGATGTTCGTACTCGGCAAGAAGATATTCCACAGCGACGGTACCGTTGAAGATGCGTCCATGGCGCGTAACGTACCGAAGAGTGCTCTCGGGTTTCACTCCGCCGGTGACTTGGAGAAATGGTCCGAAGCCACCCGGCTGCTCGANGCTCCAGGCATGGAGCCTCATGCGTTCGCACTCCTNGCCGGNGGGTTCGGAGCCCCANTGATGAAGTTCACAGGTTTCGATGGTGCTATGGTGTCGCTGGTCGGAGAGTCNGGGTCCGGCAAGACCCTCATGCTCCGGTGGATACAGTCCGTATGGGGCTACCACAACGACTTGATGATGCTGAGAGACGACACGAAGAACGCCCTGGTCTCCCGCCTCGGTGTGTATGGGAACCTGCCGCTGACCATTGACGAGATCACGAACATCGACGGCATGGACCTNTCCGATCTGGTGTACCGGATNACNCAAGGCAGGGACAAGGCNCGCCTCACCAAGAGCGCGGAGGAGCGCAAGGTTCTGAACGCTTGGAACACTCTGGCAGTGGCCAGCTCTAACACCTCGCTGGTTGACAAGCTCTCCGGCGCCAAGCACGACGCTTCCGCAGAAATAAACCGGCTGTTCGAGTATCCGATGCCGGAGCACCCTGATTTCAAAGAGCAGGTCACGACAGGAGTGTACTGGATGCTTCACGAGAACTACGGCCTGGCCGGCGAGGCGTATGCTCAATGGCTGGTGCAGAACACCGAGGCGATCAAACCAGGCCTTGAGAAGATCCGTGAGAAGTTGACCACCATGGCCGGAATCAAAGGAGAGGAGCGGTTCTGGGGAGCGGTTGCGTCCGCGTCCATCTACGGCGGGCTGGTAGCGCAGCGACTAGGCCTGATCAGGTTCAACGTGACCCGGGTGATGGAGTGGGCAGCCGAGACCATCGGAACCATGCGCGGAGATAAGGGCGAGCTGGCCAGCGACTCTGTTGGCATTCTTGGGCAGTTCATCGACGAACACGCAGCGCAGAGACTCCTGGTGAAAGGCGAGGCCAGAGGCGGACAGCAGTGCATCATCATCGATCCGCCGCGTGGGCCGCTCGTCATGCGCCACGAGGTAGACACTCACCGGCTGTTCATCTCCAGAGCTGTGATGAAGCAGTGGATCGGGAAGAAGTTCGGCAGCTACACCCAGATCAAGAACGATCTGTCCGCGTGCGGCGCTCTGATAAACCCAAACCTGCGCAAGACCTTGGGCGGGGGGACGTTCTACGGCGGTGCCCAGCAGTCGGTGTGGGAGATCAACTTGAAATGTCCGAAGCTCGGGCCGGTTGCCCGCGAGATCATAGAGATCAGCGAGGCTCTGGCCAGCGCCCCGCTTGAGTCCGATGCCTTGGCCGGATTGAAATAAGGAGAGCAGAGATGATGTGCTATAAAGACAAGACGTTTTGCAAGTTTGAAGACTGCAAAAAATGGAGTGGGTGCAGTGCGGCGTACACAGAACAGGTAGCGGTTGCTGTTGGTAACTGGTGGAAGGCCTGTGGTGGCAAGCCAGAAGATGCGCCAGTTTGTTTTTACTCAGACATGCCTGGCTGCCACTCGAAGAAATTTGCACTTTGACGTAGGAGAAGACAATGAAAATTATCAAACCATCTGTAGAGTTTTTTGGCGCTGTACCGACAGACTACGCCGGAACACTGGCCTTCATTGAAATGGCAGGGCGTACTTGCTACAAGAGTGAGGACAAAATCACCGACAGCAGCGCCGAGGGCTTCGTCAAGCGGCTGATTAACGCCAGGCATCTGGCCATGGTGGAGCACTCAAATTTTGTGGTGCGGACTTTAAACGTGAATGTCGTGGGCTGCGGTGCCTCTCTGGTTAAAAAGGCTGGAAAGTACCTCAGCATTGCTTATGATGAAGAATACACCTACATCGGCGGAAATCTTACGGCTTGGGCGCAGTTGGCTGCACGTTCTGCGTATCAAAGTAAAGAACTCTTGGCCCCATTTCACATAGTTTACGCGAAGATGTTCGGTTTGCATGCCGGGTGGGAGAACCACTGGCAAGTCTGCCCCCACAACGAAATCCCTCCAGCCCTCCACCGGTACAGCGCCAAGTTTATCTGCGACCGTGGAGTCAGCCATGAGCTTGTCCGGCACCGGCCTTGCTCTTTCGCCCAGGAGAGCACCCGCTATGTCAACTACGGCGGCAAGGACATGGAGTTCATTGAGCCTGTGGAGTTTGGGGGCTGGTCCCCAGGGAGCCAGCAGAAATTCGTAAATGCTTGTGGGCGATCTGAGGAGCTGTACAAGGCAATGCTCTATGGCGGCCTCAAGCCCCAGCAAGCCCGCGCCGTGCTGCCGAACGCTCTCAAGACCGAGATCATCGTCACCGCCGATGCTGCTGAGTGGGCACATATCAAGAAGCTGAGAACACATCCATCTGCTCATCCAGACATTCAGCGCGTAATGCATATGCTGCCTTGGGAGGAAATGGGATTATGAGTAAGACGAATGGGAAAGAGCAATCCGGGGCTGTCGTTTCGGCTTTCAATGTGCAATGTGGAGGAGATCACTACAAAGACATGCCTATCCAGCCAGTTGAATTTATCCATAGGAACGGCATCCCGTTTATAGAAGGTAGTGTCATCAAGTACGTTGCCAGATGGCGGAAAAAGAACGGGGTTGAAGACCTGAAAAAAGCAAGGCATTTTCTTGGGTTGCTTATCGAGATGGAAGAGGGACTTGGAACGCCAGGTGAATCTGCTGAAGATTAAAAAAGAACGAGGCCTGTAAATATGTCCCAACCATGGCANCATCCNCCNAGACCNTGCGCTGTTTGCAGTAAGTACAAACGAGCCAAGGCGTTCACCCGCCTGCAATGGGAGACNTCNCTGATATGCAAGTGCTGCCAGCAAGCCATTAAAGATGAGAAGCGCAGGCAAATAGAGCCAAGTAAGCCCAAACCTCAGAGAGAAATGCTTCCTAGGTTGAGCGCACGCGACCTCCCACGCTTTGTCCAGGCTGGCTGCGGCGGTGCTTGCCGACAACATCGGAATCTTGGATGGATCTGTGCCGACAAGAGGAAGGCCCGAGATCGACCCGTCGTGGGAGAGGGGCGTGGTGGGACACAGACGGGCCGAGGGTATGGCTCGAAGTGTGCGGGCTGGCCACCAGCCTTGAAGCAGCAAGAGAAAGAGTGAGGAGGATTTGAGATGGCAGATTGGCGTGACGACTATAAGGCAATGATAGCGGACTGCGAGTACCGGGAAAAGAAAACGTCGAACTGGGAGAAGGATTTTCTTGCATCATTGCAGGAGCAGCTCGACGACCAGGCCAAAGTATTAAGCTCCAAACAGATTGATAAGCTCAATGATATATGGGAGCGAGTAACGGCAAGAGGATGAGCAAGGGAGTTGGGAGTTTTTGAATATGTTCGCAGTGGTTTTCATAACACCCTCGTTATTTATTAGTCGTCATTTTATACCGCCGCACATCTCTCGGTAGTTCTCGCACTCTCGCCGGGTAAGGAACGGACGTCGATGTGGCGGTCGGAAGTAACTAGAGCCCACTGCTCCCACGCCCTGCTACGCTTATACTTCACTCGAACGGTAGATACAGTTCCAGCCGTTTCCCCCACGATCCAGTCAGCCATCAGCACCCCCTGTTAGGTTTTATCTGTATTCTGTTGTGGCCGCTACTCTTCTCCGCCACCAAGCACACCAATATCATAATCCTGTGCCACACCAAGCTCACGCTCCCCAGTAACTCCGAACTCGCCTTTTATTCTCTTGGCAATGGCGCCTTTTATTTCTGAGGAGGTGATCGCATACCGCGGCATCTTCTGCGCATGCTTGGTTACTGCGGCGATGGCTCCTTCAATGTCTCCGTCCTCAGAGAGGATCGCCTCAGCCGCGTCTCTGATCAGTCTACCCCTGCGTTCGGAGATTGCGGTACTCATCTTCCCAAGTGCTGCGTTCGCAGCCTGGGCTCTGGCCACCTCGTCGGACTGGAAGCCGAAGAACGTAGTGAGCAGCTCGTCCACACCGATCTCGTCGTCGCTCAGGATCTTCCGGCCGTCTCCTGTCTTCACCCCCTCAGTGGCGAAGCGGAACGCCTTCAGCGCATCCTTGATTGGCTTGGGCGATGCGTCTTCAAGCCCCCGCATGTAGTTACCCTTGTTCATCATCTGGTCGTAGCCTTTGAACCAGCCCTGCGCCGTAGATGCGGTGGGGCCGAGGAGGCTGCTAGCCCACCAAGCGTGTAGTGCCGCACCGTGTAGCCCTGGAGGAGGCTCTGCCTGCGAGCCGTAGATGTCACCAAGGCCGACGCGCCTGGAAATGTTCGTCCCCATCAAAGTCATAGGTCCATGAGCGATGGCGTCTCCGGCCGTCTTGCCGAAGGTTTCTTCCAGCCAGTTGGTGAAGTCCAGCTCTGCTGAGTAGGGCTTGTCATCGTCGTCCCACCCGAACAGCAGGTTTGCGATGGCCATGATCGGAGCCGCGTAGATTGTCCCTTTAACACCCCCGATGAGGGTAGACATTCCCATGATCCCGACGAACTCCTTTCTTGCAGCGGCACGCTCTGCGGAGGGGATGCCCTTCACCGACTCCAAGAACAACCGGGCGATGCGTAGCCCAGTGAACACCCTGAACTTCTGGAACTGGAGGATGGTTCTGATCGCGCCGCCCTGAGTGGCTGCGCCCATGTCTTCCTTGGCGTAGGAGAACAGCGTCCCTTTCACCACTTCATGGATGTCATCGATGGCGCCAGGCGCGTAGGTGCCGTCTTGGTTCTTGCTTGCCGAACAAACCTTTCCCGCTCTTGAGGGCCAAGTCCAGGGTCGCCAGCACCGCTGTCTTGCGAGACGCCAGCTCCCCGTGCTGCATAGGGAGCATGACCACTCTGAACAGCCTGCTCATTTTACTGTCTGGGTCTCCGCCCCTGGTAAGCTCGAACGCCTCGTGCGCTGCTGAGATGTCGAGAAGGTTGCGATCCATGGCCTCCCTCAGGGTGAGGAGCTGGAGCTGGTAGCCGGAGAGCTTCCTCATTTTTACCTGGATCTGCGCAGGAGAGAACAGCGGGTCGCCAAGGGCCTGACCTTCTCTGCGGTTCGTCTCGTTGACTGTCGCCCGGATGTCACTATAAAGCGCGTTCACTATCGGGTCGGCCAGCATGGCCTCGGCACTGAACTTCTTGGAGAACGCTTCTCTCCCTGCCACAGCGAGAGCCTTGGATGACTTGCCCCATCCGAACATAGTCCCGAGTTTCGGCAGGGTCAGCGTGGGTATCTGCGTCATCTGTACGAAGAACGCAGAAGGGGAGGTCATAAAGTACCCAGTGTTCAGCTTGCTGATCCCAGACCACAGCCCCCCGACGTTGGTTGTTCTGATCGCCTTTACCCGGGCCCGCATGTCGTTGAGCAGGTTCACCCGCATGTCGAGATTCACCGGCCCCTCTCCGGCCAGACCTGACTTGCGCAGCTCTGCGTTCTCGTTTGCCAGGCCTTGGATGTCCTGCTCGATTTTACTGCCTACCTCTGACCAGGCGATGGCGACAGCGTGGCGTTGGATGTAATCGAGATACCCGCGGAGCATGTTGTCCGAGGCACCTTGAATGTTCTTCCGGCGTACCGAGTTCTTCATTGCCGAGGTATCCGGCAGCCAGCGGAAGAACGTTTGGTTCATATCAGACACCGCGGCCTGGGCACGCTCCCTTGCAGCGGCCATAGCCAGCTCATCGGTCGGATCAACGCCGGCCAGGAACTTCGACTCAACACTCTTGGTAAGCTGGCTCATCAGCTCCTGCGGCATCCCAGCAATGACCGCGGCGTTCTTGTCCTTGACCCGCTCTACAACGGTGGCCTCATCGACACCCTCACCGGCCAGCGTCTCTCGGACAGCTTTGCGCTGCGCTGCATCAGGGAAAGCCTCAAGGACTCTCTGCCCTTTGGCGTTGGTGTACTCAAGGATGAAGTCGCCGAACCGAGACAGCGGCAGGTACATGCCTTTCAGGTTGTTGAACGAGGCGTTGAACTGGAGCATCAACGACTTACGCAGCTCAGGACTCCCCTCACTCAGCAGTTCGATTCTCTTGAGCAGGTTGGTGCGCTCTCGCTGCCGGATGGCGGCGGTATCTTCCACCATGCGCTGAAGCTGTATCTGTTCCATTGGAGACAGGGCGTTGAACGCATCCGCACTCTCGCGGTACGCTTCTTGGAAAGCCAGGCCGGTTGACTTCTTCATCCCGGCCGACGACCACGCCTTCTCCGCGTCTTTCAGCCTGTCAGCCTTGGTCCCTTTGGCAGGAACCCAGTCCTGCTCGAACAACCCAGACCACGGGGTCATCTGATTGAACGTCCCAATCAGCGCGGCTCGGTTGAACTTGGCGACCCCGGACCCGTCCTTGTCGTTCGCAGCTTTCTCAGCAGCTTTGTGGATATCGTAAGCGCGGTCGATGATGGCAGTCTTGGTCGTAACCAGATCGTCCACATGGCGATCCATGCTCTTGATCTGCGGTACGCTCTTGCCGAACACCTGAGCAATATGGTGCAGAGATGTAACAGACAGCCACTGCGGCGCGTACTTTTCATACAGCTCACGCCCCTTCGCCCTCGGGCTGGCCAGAGCGAGGAGAGCCTCCCCAACTTTCTTCCTGCTTTCACTGAGCGCATCGTTGGCGGTGGACGCTATCTTCCCAGGGTTGGAAAGAGAGAACATCGGGTAGCTGGCCGGGGTGTTGGTCAGGGGGAGGTAAGGGGTTTCCGTCCGATGGACAATCCTAGCCCCATGCTCGTCAGCAGAAACAACCGTAACGATCTCCATCTTCCCCTTGCCATACGCCTCAAGCATGGCCGGGAGAGTGGTGTCGTAGAGCTGCTTGAGTCCTTCGCCGCCGATTTTGAGGTCAACGTCTTCCAGATAGGTAACCCCTCCTTCGTTACGGCCAACCCCGTCCTCCATCTTCTGGAGCATGTCTTTCCCGATGGTGTCCGCAACCTCCTGCTTACTCGCCGACTGGCTCTGGAAAACTTGATTGCCGTTCTTGTCCCACACTGTTACGTTGTACGATTCTCCGCGCTTTTGGTAGCCAATCGAATCAACCTGCTTCTCCAGCGAATACCGATCCGCCTGAGTCTCCCCCGCGCTCATCCCAGGCTTGGTCGCCAGCGCTACCCCGTCAAAGCCGTTCTCCTTGGCGTAGGCGAGGATGCGCTTCACGCCGAGCTGGTAGATGTTCTCCCGCAGGTGCTTGGGCATCTTGGCCTGGTTGTCTGGGTCCGGCCCCTGCATCTCCTCGATACGGAGGATGCGCTTGCCGTCTGCGTTGACCTCGTTGAAGCGGATGCGGACTATGGGGTTCTTGACTTCGGAGTATTGGGAGTGGCCGTCGCTCCAAACATTATCTGCAGCAAGTCCAAAATACTCGCGGAGTTTTCTTTTCGCTGTTTCGGCATCTGTTTCACCGGGTTGCTTCGTCCCTTCGTAAACTCCCCCGTCATACTCAAACGTCACGAACTCCACACCGGCGTCAGCATCAAACTCTGATTTAATGATCGTTGCGCCCTTGTTGAACTTTTTCGGAGCCGTAACAAACATCTCCCTGTAGTTAGAGTTGCCGGTGAAGGCAGCTATGCCATTCCTCCTGACAAGTATCGCGTGGTTTTTCACTGTGACGCAAAACGCCCTATCGTTGTATTCCACCTGTGCGTGCTTAGATACGCTTGCGTCACTCCACTGAGAGTGTTTTTCCGCTACATGGTAGATGCCACCCCGAGTGTGGACGCGAGCCGTTTTCCCAAGAAGTATACAGAGGATCTGGAACCCATCTGCCAGGGACTTTGATGCGGATATATACCTGACGCGGTCCTTGCAATTATCTCCCGGAGAATATGTTGTGCCGTCGCCCAGAATCATCCCTTCATATAAACGTCTCAGCGTCCCAGGGCCCATCTTGAAAAACTCTTCCGGTATATGCTTGACCTTAGATGTCCCCTGGCGATATAGAAACTCAGCGAACTCAAGCGGCATTGATTTTTTGCCCACATAGTACGACGGGCCCGATGCGACATAATTCCATTTGAACCCCAGCCGGCCAAACAGGGACTCCAGGCGGTCGCATTTTTCTTTGTTCATCTCCCTGCTTTGCGCTATTGCGACGGTGCTCTTCTTGCCGTTCTTGATGGAGCATGAACCTTCAGCCAGGAACCACCCATAGAACTCGGCAGCATCCCCGGCGTCCAGCCCGCAGATTCTTTCCGGCTCTTGGAACACATTTTCACCCGTCAGCGGGATAGATGCAGATGTCATCTCCCAAAGCTCTTTCGCGATAACCCTCCGCGTCGGATGCTTGCCCCCGGCCTTGTGCCGCGTAGCCACAATCATCTGGTGGTACGGCGTAACCTGCATATCAACGCTTCCGCTCTTGAAGTGGTACAGCATGGGCGAGAATACAGACGGGGTTGCTTCAACATCCACCCACTCCAGCTCGGCGCTTTCATCTTTTCGGCTCAACACAACATCCCCGACAACAACGCTGTCTATCTTCTTCCACCCACGGTCTGTAAGAATGTCAGTGTCTCTGGCTAACGGTCCGCCGGGTTCGGTGTATTGGGAGAAGTGGGTCTTTTTCCCTTCTTGAGATTGCCGCAGTTTTGTCGCAAGCTCTGAATATCTTTTCGTTTCTGCTACATTCAATCCGTCCTCATTTCCTGCCGCCAACGTCCTGCGGTTTAGTTCATGGAACTCCCTTGCGTCCTCTGCGCTCCACTGTGCCCCATCGGCCAACACCACATCCTCAAGCTCAACGGTATTGGCCCGGACGAAATCCACCAGTTCCGCCTGCGTCACTTTGTCGGTCTGCTTCTTGGCGGCAAGCCATTCGTTCAGCCCCACCGCCTCCATCTCCGCTTTCTTCACGCCCTGCTTGGCGAGGAAGTTCACCACCCCCTGCGCCTTCATGCCGGCGAAGCTGGCGCGGGATACTTGGTCGAGCTTGGAGAATATGGCCTTCGCCGCTTCGCGCATCGACAGCATGGCAGGAGAAGTAACAGGCGTGCTTTCAATCCCCTCAGTCTGCACAAAGCTCCGCGCCCCGGCGGTGAACATCTCAAGGATGTCGTCCTCGCTGTACTGCACGTCGAGTCCAAGGCGCCGGAGGCCGGAGCGCACAGCCGCGACCAACCTCTTCCACAAACTGCTCTTGCGCCCCTCTTGCGTTTGGAGGAAGTATGCCAGCCCCTCCTCACCAACGGCCGCGGCCGGAGTGTTCGCAGGTACTTTGTCTCTGGCGTCCTTGGCCGCTTGGGTGTCGAGCTTCCCGAAGTCGGTGACAACCTTGGCCTTCGCACTCTTGAACGCAGTATCCTGGTCCAGTAACCGGTGAGCAACCTCATGGAGGAAAACACCAGGAGCCTCGCCCGGGGCGATGGCATCAGCGACGAGNTACACCTTCCCACCAACGTAGGCCCCAACAACTGTCTTGCCNTCGGCTGAGTATATCTCGGACCCGGCGGNTACNCCCTCCGGCANCNNNTCAGCGGCNCNCAGGATGTTCAGCTTACCGGAAGCGATCACCTTGTCCAGCGCNCCGTACTTTTTCTCNATCTCTGCTTTGACTTTCGACGGCCGCTGCCCTTTGGTTTTCGCACCTGTGGAGAGTTTGGGCTCCTCGGAGACAGGGGCAAGGTCTCCACCAAAATCAGGATACCCTCCAGGTCTATCTGCTCGGTCAGTGCGCATCCGGTATCTCGACCCATCTGCTCGGTCGTACAGAGCTTCACCTGCCATGTTCTTCCCGGCAGGAGTATCATCGGCCTGCGTAATTATCTCAATCTCTACTTCAGGAAGAACTTCGTCAGACGGAGCTGCGCCCTTCGGTTTTCTCGCCTTCTTCGCGGGCACTACCTGCTCTGGCTGAACCGTTGCTGGAACAGGTTCGCCCGGTACGCCGCCCGCATCAGCTTCGTCTCCTCGTGCAACTGGCGCAACGACTTCTTCGGCTTGGGGTACAACAGGCTCAGGAACCACTTGATCAGTCTGGACATTTGGAACCTCCTTTACGAGTTGGGAGTNCTGCGTAGTCCTTCCCTCTGATATTGTACCGTAGGGTGTCCGGCCCATCTTCGAGCCTGGCGAATTTAGGCGCAGGAGCAGATTCAGCCCCAGATGGTGCGCTTGCATCAGAGGCGTCCGAGGTTGGGAACTTCGCCGCCA